AGGATTTTAAGGTCAGAAAGGAAAGATTCTGTATCAATTTCATTTCCGTCAGGTCCGATAAGTTTACCAGCACCTGGGATGTTACTCCACCCACAAAGTTTGATAAGAACTTTTCTTGTGTTACCAACATAAGCAGCGTCGTCATTGTTAGCATCAACTAAGTCACCATTTGACCATTTTACAACAGTAGCCGCTGCCGTGATAGCAGAAAAACGACCTTTAGAATAATCAAATAGACCAGCAGGATCCAATCCTGGCTCAGCTCCTTCGTAGAATAAATCATAAAGATTTTTTGAGAAAGGTGCGTTAGCGTTAGGTGCTGTATCAGCTCCTGGGTAACCTTGACCCGGTACGTTATAACCACCATTAACCGCTTCAGGAGAACCAATTGGTGGATAGTGAACACTACCAGCTTCATTTGGGTTATATCCTTGGATACGAGGTACAAAGTAGAACAATTTACCAATTGGTAAGTTCATAGCTTGTACTGATACGATATCGTTAGCTAACAATTTAGAGAAAACTCTTCTAACGATAGGGAAAACAACCGTTTCAAAAGCTCCGTTTGAACCTTCTGAAGTTGCTTCGTTAATTAGGTGAGATGCTTGGTTCTCATATAACTGAGCCACGTTCTCTTTTAGATGACCTTTAAGTCCATCAAGGAATCCTAATTTATCCCATTTGTTAATTGTATCTTCTTTGATAACTTTAAGGTGCTTAAGACCGATGTTACCAACAAGACCAGATTCTAATAATGCTCCCATTTTCTTTTTTTTTAATTTATTTTATGTATTTAATAAATACTATGTACTTTTAAAAAGTTTATTTTATTTTTCCCATCAAGTCTTTCATTCTCAAAAATTGTGGATTTTCATACGTTTTAGACTCAATTAAGTTAGCAGCCGAACCAGTACTTGGTGTTTTAGAGACTGTTCTCTCAAATGATTCTGTGATTGTATTTTCCGTAGATTTTGGAGATCCTAATTCATCCTTGATAGATTTGTAAAGATTTTTTGATTCTTTTAAAGTATCAACATTGTCAAATCTTCTAAGAATATTAATCTTTTCTTGTTTTGTTGTTGAATGTTCTGTAAACAATCTAGTTGCATAAGCAAGATTTGAGTTAAATATGGCAACCTCATTTAATTTAGTTCTGAATAGATCAAGAGCTTTTCTGTATTCTTCATTTTTTGCTCTCAAAACTTCTAATTCTTCAGTACCTTCTTTTCTTAAATGTCTTGGTGCCGCTTTTGGTTTTGGTAAACCTTCTCTACCCCAATACTTGCCATTAGCCAATGTTCTTGACGCTTCTTTAGTTTCAGTTTTTTTACCTTCAACTTTTTTCATTTTACCATCAAGGTTAGCACCTTCTTTGTATTCAAATTTTGCTTTACCAGTACCCATAGTTTTGTTAGCAGATTTTTTAACTGTTTTAAATCCACCACCCATATTAGGTTTCTTGTCATATTTGAATTTAGATGCGTTACCCATTCCGATACCTTTAGGTTTAATTGATTTTTTAGATTCGTAAATTGACTCTTCTACGCCGATTTCGTCTTCTAACTCAGTATCGTCTAACTCAAGTTCAAAGATAATTTCATCCTCTTCTTCATCATCAAAAGAAAATTCATCATCCTCTTCTTCATCATCAAAAGAAAATTCATCTTCCTCTTCTTCATCATCAAAAGAAAATTCATCTTCATCTTTCTCTTCGTCTTTAGAAAAGTAAAAATCAAAATCATCAACTTCTCTTGAATAGAGTTCTTCCAATTCTTCATCGGAACCCATTTCAGAAAAATCATTCACTTCAGAAAAATCATCCATTTCAGATTCACCTAATTGTATCAGATATTCGGTATCATTTTCTGTATCTGATAGATGTATCATTTTGTCATCTTTTTTTACAATAACACCATCATTATCTCCCATTGCTTTAAACACAGTTAAAACTTCTTCGTCTGAAGCTCCGGTTAAATCAATTGTGTCATCTTCTGTATCAGTATCAAATTCCATTTCAAAATCATCTTCTGTGTCATCCATGCCAAGCATGTCATCTTCTTCTTCGGAATCATCAACATCTAAATTATCAGTATCAATATCTTCCACATCTGTATCAACATCCGTGTCCTCAATATCAACCTCATCGTCTTCAACCTCATCTTGTTCTTTAAGAGATTCTTTTACTAATGAACTGATTTCTTCCTTCATTGTTGAAGAAAGTATTCCTTCTGCATTCTTGTTAAGAGACTCCTCCAGATTTGAAATCTGAAGTAACGCCTCTTCAATAACATTTTTATTTTTTGTCATTATTTTGTTTTCTATTAACAATAAATACTAACAAAAATGAAAAAATTCGTTTTGCGTGATATAAAACAAAAAAGGATGAACATTTGTCCATCCTTCAAGTATTTTTAAATAAATTGTATTTTATTCAATTACCTCATCAATTTTACTTTCTGTAATTGAAGTGATTCTCCAATCCATTGTGTAGTTTTCATAAATCTTGGTAACCTTTGCCTCTACATCTGTTGGTGTATATCCCAAAACTAATTTTTCTTCTTTAACTTTTTTAACTCTACCGGATTCACTATCAAGTAAATCTGAAGTAATTTTTGCTACAAAATATTTTTCTCCTTGTTCCATAATTTTTATTTTAATTAATTATAGAACAACTATTTTTATTTATCAAGAAAAGCGGATAATTTATCCATTAATTTTTTTGATTTATCAATTGCTGAAGCATCATCCATTTCACTACTTCTTGTTGATTGCATTTTCTTTTCCTCATCAAGATTCTCCTCATAATTCATTCTATCATCTTTATTTAAGAAAAGATATGCACCAGGTGTTGAGGGAGATGATACAAGGTCAAAACAAATTAATTCAAAATCTTTTTGTACCTCATTTGTTTCACCAACTTTTTTAAGTGAACCAACTCCACGAGATGAAATACCCAAAGTAACACCTTGTCTTAAGTAGTTTGCTGCCAAATCACCTTTTGTGGAACAAACTCCCCTTTCGTGAAATCCTGGACTTGTAAGCAATTTTAATTTACCCATAAGAACATTTCCTTCCCACCATACTTCGGTTATAATGTGTGATACCCGGTCAAGATCAATAAGAGAAGATTCTGGGTGATTTAATTCAGAAAGAGAAGTTCCTCTTTCAATCATCTTTTTATAATTTTCAGCTTCTCTTTTTAAAATATCTTCAGGATATACTCTACCGTTTCTATTTGGCGTATTGTATTTTTGTAATACAGCGTAGAACTCAAATGGTTTTGAGTGATCAAGGAAACTTTTATTTTCCATTATATAACTATTTTGAGTTACTTTAGGGTTGATATATCCGGCATCGTACTCAATTAGAATACCCTTTCCAGTTTCACTTGGTGATAAAATTTTATAATTACTCATCTTAAGTTTTAATAATAAATATTAATCAATCTGAGTTTTTATTTTTTCCGGTTTAATATTTCCTTTTTTTGTTAAATAGAATTTAAAAAATTTGTTATGTGTGAAAACCTCTGAGTATATATCTTTGGATAATTTTTTAAGTGTTTTTTTAAGAATTGGTGATTTAAAGTCAATAGGATTTTCTAGGTTGTATAGATTTATCTCAAGATTCATAAATGATTTTTTCTTTAATTGTATACCACTTGTTCTTAGGTCTAAATCAACTATAAATTTTTCATCAAATAAATTTTTATCAATATTATTAAACACAGAATGTTTTATATCTCTTGTCATATTAAGGACAACTCTTTCCCAGTTTAGACTTTCTTTTTTTGGTTCTACCCAGGTTTGTAAATTTAAATAAAGGGATTTGAATTCTTTTGAGTCTACAGTACCATAACTGACTTTACAAGTTCTAAACCCATTTATTTTGGAAGTTTTTCCTTTTTTCATAAAACTTTTTCATAATTATTTAGTTTATTTTTTAGAAGTTTATGTATTTTTGGGATATATATCAATATAATATCAAAATATGTTAAAAGTAGAAGTTAAAAGAGGTGATATAGAAAGGGCGTTAAAAGAACTTAAAAGTAAGGTGATTAAAACAAGACAAAATTCCCACCTAAATGATAGACGGGAATTTAAGAAAAAATCTGTTGTAAAACGTAGCCAGGTTAAAAAAGCAATCTATATTCAGAAACTAAAAATTACTCCTAAAGATTTGTAAATAAATCTTTTAATTTGTAATAATTTACTCTATTGTAGGTTTCGTTATTTAATTTATTAATTGTCTGATTAATTCTTGATGTTACTTCAGTATCATCGTTTGTTGATTTTAAATCATTTAATTTATCAAGAGTACTCTCTTTTAATACTTCATATTTAACCAATAATTTATCATTGTCTTCTGACAAGATTTTTTTAACTTCTTCTCTTTCAGATTCGTTAATACTAGATAAATAATCTGAAATTGTCTTATTAGCAACATCAACAATTTTACTTACTGGTAATTTTACCATATCAGTGTATTCTTCTTTTTTTGATTTTGATAAAGATTCTAAAATAAACTTTTTACTTTTAATTCTTGATTCAAGATTTAAGTTTTTTGTGTAGACTAGATTGTCAATATTTTCATATATGTTTTTAGTCTCTATTTCAGATAACCATAAATCTAATTCATTAATAGAGTTTGAACTTAAATTTTTAATACTTTCCTTTAAAGTGGTTATTGATTCGTTAAGGAATTCATTTGCAAAATCATCACTATAACCCTTACTTGAAGATAGTTCGTCGTACATATAATACATTTCTTTTAATGTCTTGTTTTTTAATACAAGTTCACTAAAAATAAAAATGTCTTTTTTAAATGATTCCTTAAGGTATGAATCTGTTAGACATTTCTCTATTTTACTTTTTATAAGTCCAAATTTCATTTTAATTGTTTTTTAATAAATATATTACTTATCTAAAATCTTCATAAGTTCTTTTTCTATTTCACCTAGAGAGTTATTACCAATTAATATTTCATTATCAATATTTTCTAATAATAGATTTTCCATCTTTGCCTTACTTTCTGGTAGACCACCTTCTGGTCCTCCCGGAGGTGGTCCTGGTGGTGGTGGAGGACCTCCTAAGTCACCACCCATATCCATTCCGCCACCTTCGGCCGGTGCTGCGGCTGTTGAGTCGGTTACCCCACTTACAGTTTTATACAAATTGTCAATGTTATCAAATAATCCGGTATGTGTAATAATTGTTGGTGTGTTTACAAGTTCTGCCGCAACCGCTTTCTCCATTCTTTGTCTTTGGATATCTAATTTGATATCCTCGTCTGACCAACCAAATATATGTTTCTTAGCCCAAGTCGCCGATGTTGGTGCGATTGTTCCTTGGATATCTGTAACCAAATCTTTATAAAGTAATACTTTTTCTTTCCAAACCTCAACCATAAGAAGATCAGCTTGTTTTGACGGGTTTGTAAGACCTAATGTAAAGTTTGTAAGTTCGTCCTCAAATCCTAAAAGAAATAAATGAATAATTGCAATTTTGTTTAATTCAGATAGCATATTTTTCTGAATTTTATTAATTGTTCTTGCAAAACGAATATCAAGTAGAGATAAATTTTTACCATCACCAACTGGTTCTTCAAAACCAAGGTAAGCTTTTGGTACACGAATAGCGGTTACAAGTTTCTTTTGGATGTACTCAATATCCGCAATTTCAGAAAGGTTCTGAGCACCTGCTAATGTCTCAATTGGCATTGTTTGTGTTGCATCACGAACCGGAATAAAATAATCTTGATCCACCGCCATTTGATTAAATCGTAAATCAACATTACCTGTTTTATTATCTACAATTTGATCCCTTTTAAATTTATTGGCAACACGTTGTACGTATGGTTCAACATCTTTATCGTCCATATTTCCAACGAATACTTTGAATACCCTTCTTTCCGGGGCTCTTGATGTACGATAAATTAACATCGCATCTTCAGCAAGTACTAATTGTTTCCAAATTCTTCTTGCCTTTTCAAGCATAGAAGTTCCATATGGTAATTTTCTATCGTCACCTAGAAGTCTAAAGTGTGCTACCTCCCAAGTGTTAAATTCCATATTTTTTTCTTTCCAATTAAACCTAACACCCTTCTCGTCTGGTTTTACTTCAGTGTTAGGTCTTTTTGGGGACATACCCTTTTCTAACCTTTCAATTTCAATATTCGGTAACTGAACACAACCAATGATTCCTTTTTCTGGATCTAATTTTAAGTAAACAAAATTATCACCATACTTACAAGTGTTTCTAATCCACATCTGTAAGTTTGTGTTGATATCTAATGTATTATTAAATAAATCGGCTATAATTCCTTTTATTCTTTTTGATTCTGAATATATTTGAAGTATAT